GGAACACCTACAAGCGACTACCATCGCTTGTAAAGAGCCTCCCGATGGAGCCTTCTCGCGCGCCCGCTGGACCTAAGTCCAGCGCACGTGCGAAACGACACCACGGGGGCGATACCCCAGAACTCCAACAGGTTTGGACTGCCTGTTGGAGTGGTTTGGTCCACGCAGGCTGGGATTCGCTGCGTGTGAGCTGGTTCCTTCACCGTTGGTACAAGAAGACCGCCCCTTCCAGGGGGTGGCTCTTCTGTGCCGGTGAGTTGAAGAAACTCGCTCACACCGTCCGTCAGGCCTCGCTCGGAGACATTCCAGTGTACACCTCGGCCGTTGAGAAACGGCTGCAGGTGGAACTGGTCCGTCTGTCGAGTCTCAGGCCCACGGACGGCTTCTCGTTCTCCCGGATGGCCAGAGCGCTGCCTCTTGCACCTAACACACAGTGTAGGCAGGCAGCGCTCGAGGCCATCCGGACGAGTCGCGCAGCGTTTCCCGCATCGGATTGGTCGGTACGCGATATCCGTCGCTTCGTGCAGGTCACGGCACGAGGTCGACGGAATCGCGTCCCGACCCTCCCCGGTTCCACCTCGGCCTGCTACGAGCGTTCCGGCGCTCGTGGCGGGGTCAACGGCTACCTCCATGACGCTGGTATCGAGGCCCTTGTTCAAGGGACTCGTTACGAGGAGGTGACGCCCTACGCCCAGGACAGCCTCGGCCGTGCGTGTCTTGCACGCGCGGTCGGCTTCTTGGACGGGGTCCCACCAACTCGGAACGAGGGTTCTCGCATACCAGCTAAGGAGCGAAGCTTCTCGCTGGGCGTTCGTGCCCTGGGGATCCTTATCCTTCGCCGTAAGCGCGCAGCCGATCCAGTCGGTTGCGGGCCGCGGTCGAGGATGACGGTCCTCAGGTCTCCTGGTGTGAAGACGAGGGTTGTGGGCGTACCAGACGCTCTCACCTTCGTCGAAGGAGATTGGATCCGCCGGTCGACCTACCTCTTGGCTCCTGGCCATTGGGTGGTCGGTTCCGGCGGCTCCGACACGTGCCCAGCGGGGCTTCGCTGCCACCGCGGCGACGGGCTGTACCGTTCCTTGGACCTGTCCAAGGCGACGGACGGCCTGTCGCTTGACGCGGTGGAGGCAGTCGTTGACGGCCTCGCTGACGCGGGCTGCATCCGTCCTGCGGATGTCGTCCTCGCCAAGCGGGGCCTCGGGGTGGCGCCTAACACCCACTGGTCTTACCGCGACGGCAAAACCGTCGTGGAGTGGGTGTCTAGGCGGGGGAGTCCGATGGGCACGCCTCTCTCGTTCCCCGTGCTCTCTTGGATAAACGCCTGGGCACTCCAGGCGTTTACAAGATCGCGCAGCCACGGAGACGATGCGGTCGGATGGTCGAAGTGCGACTCGCAGAGCGTCCTTTACGGGACGCCCGACGAGGAGCTCGACGACTACGAGACCGCTATCGAGTCCGTCGGCGGCGCGGTCAACAGAACCAAGACCTTCGCATCGGCCACCCGGTGGACGATGTGCGAGGTCATGGGTCTGCCAAGGGCACGGAGGACGAGAACTGTTGTCTTCGTTCCTCCCCCCTGTCCTGCGCCGGGCCTTAGGGCCCCGGTCGCAGCTGAGTCCCGGTGTGGCAACCGGTACCTCAAGCGACAGGAGAGAGTAATGAAGACCCTCTTCCCGTGGCTCTGCCAAGACGCTCGCCTGCACCTTCCGGATCAGGTGGGCGGTCTCGGCTACACGGGGCGAGGCCTCGCTGTCTCCAGACACTTCCGTGCACGGCTTGGTGCCCTCGTTTCTCGAGGTGCCACCTGGGCCGGGGCGAAGAGTGTCTGCAGCAAGGGACAGTTCAGAGAGGCAGGCCTC